TGAGCGCCACCACCAGCACCACTTCCAATATTATCAGTATAAGTGCCACTAATTTGCTGAACGTTATTAATAAAGTTCCCTCCCCTTGTTATAGCAAGAGACCCTGCTCCAGAACCTGGGTTCATCAAAAGTCCATCAAATGTGCCACCCATTAAAAGATTACCACCACTAATATTAAGTTTTTCAGTAGGCGTAGTTGTCCCGATACCAATATTACCAGAAGTAGTTAATTTCATATTCGCAGTTCCAGCAATAAGATTTAGATTACCATATACTCCTGCTGTTCTATTATAAGTATTTATATACCCCTCACCTCCTAACGTGCCTATTTCTGCCGCCAATCCAGAACCACCTGCTGAATACCAACCTTTAAATCTACCTTGATTACTGCACTGAATACTCTCACCGACTACATCTAATTTAGTCTCTGGTGTAGTTGTTCCAATACCTACATTACCATCGCTTCTTGCTATTAAAATTGGATTATTACCATCGTAATTTTGAACTACTAATGAATTTTGACTGCTGGTGTTTCCTCCTCTTATTGCTAAACCTTCTCCTGTTGCTGATGTATTATAAAATACTCCAGCATAACCCAAAGCATTTTTTCTTACCTCAAGAGTAGAGGAAGGAGTGGTTGTTCCAATACCAAGATTACCATTTTTATAAGCAAGTGTATTTGTGCTATTAATGTATAAAGGTTTATTACCAGAACCATCTACAAAAGTTGGATAATATGTTGTTCCAGTAATACCTATATCTGTTATATTTATTGCTGTAGCATTTGGATTTGACGCTCCTGTAGCACCAGTAGGTCCAGTATTACCAGTAGGTCCAGTATTACCAGTAGGTCCAGTATTACCTGTTGAACCAGTATTGCCAGTAGGTCCTGTATTACCAATTGGACCAGTTTCACCAGTAGGTCCTGTATTACCAGTGGGACCAGTATTACCAGTGGGACCAGTATTACCAGTAGGTCCTGTATCACCTGTTGGACCTGTAGGTCCAGAAACAACAGGAGGATAAGCAGAACCGTTAATTGTGACAAGGTCAATGTTATCGACTTGTAAAATATCATTGTTACTCATATCCAAAGTTCCATTAACAATAAGATTTAAAGAAGGGTCAATAAGAAGATTACCGCCTCCATCAATACCTATTAAAGCATTATTTGTCCCATCATTTAATTCAATTGTATCATTTATTTTAATAGTAGTAGCATTTGGAGGTAATACTACTGCCTGAAAAGCGGTTTGAACTAATGCTAATCGTTCTAAACCTGTTGTATGACTAACAATTCCGCTAGTCCAAGTAAAACCATTTTTAGTGATTTTGAATTGTTTTGGTAGTAATGTAGTTAGGTCGTAATCAATTATTACACCTTTACTTGTTCCGTCCATTTTTAAAGCAATAGTTTGCGTTTCGTCTTCACTAATCATTTTAAGACCTTGAAAATCAATTTTAGTAGGTTCTACACCGCTCATTTATTATATATATACAGAGGGAAAAGAATTTCCCCCTTACCCCATTCTTTTTTTGCTAAATTAAAAAAGCGTCTCTTAGGGGCGCAACCCTAAGCAGAGAAAGAATATACTTGAAAAGACCTACCTTGCGAAGTCATAGCAGTAGCGTCTAAACACCTGACATTACATTCAAAAGAATATGAATTATCAGGTATAGAAAAAAATATTTCAACATAATTAGTAAAAGGAACAATCCACGCATTCGCACCTGAAACCCCTGAAAAGTTTTGTTGATAAGTCCAATACATTCTTCCATTAGGAGCGTAAGTAGGAGTTCCAACATTATAATTGGCGTTTCCTTGTATTTTATTATTAATATTCCACTCGTTAGTTAATGAGGTATTATTATAAAATCTATTTGGATAAAGTTGTAAGTAGCAAAAAGTTTGCCCCCAGTTAGAACCATTAAAAAATGTAAAATTAACTTCATAAAGAGCAGAACGAGCAGGAGGAATGGTCTGCGTCCAAGCATCAATCCTTACAGCAGTTCCAGCGCAAAAAGTTGCTAAAGCAGAAACAGTCCTTCCACCTGTTCCAGTAAAAGAAAGAGAACCACCAGTATTCCAACCATTAGTATTAATACCATAACTCGGTTGAGAAGTTCCATTACCATTATTTATTGTTAATGTATTAAGGGTTAATGAAGACGGACTAGGAGCAGCAGAAATAGCAGACTGAACCCAAGCAGTCGTAGGAATTTTAGTTGAACTATCATTTGTAGCAGGTATAACTTGACTACTAACAGGAGGCGTAGCAGAAGTAAGAGAAACAGGATTAGACAAAGTTGTTAAAGTAGAAGCAACTTGTAATGGAGTTGTTGAAACTCCTGCTCCATCTTTCGTATTAAAATTAATTGTTCCGCTATTGTTTGAATTGACTATCTCCAAAGTAGTTCCTGATGTATATATTTGATTTGTATTAACACCAGCAACAATATCGTATAATGTTAATGTTCCACCAGTAGTAGTAGTAGGTTTCTTTAAGTTAAGGTCGCCATATATATCAGTTGCTTTCAATAAATTTTGATTTGTATTTGTTGTTAAGTCTTGAAGAATATTATTAGTTGCTCCAGTTTGGACTATCTCGTCATTAAAACCTGCTATTCCATTAACATTAATCGCTGCTAAGTTCTCTGTTCCTTGCGCTGTTGGGAAGCGTAAGTATCTTTTGTCTGCTACATCTTGAGTTAAGGCAGTATCGCCACTAATCCAATATAAGTTGTTAAATGTATTTACATTAGGGTCAGGAGGATTTGAAGCACTCATATTATATATATATACTTTTAAAAAAAGTATAGCAAAAACTTATTAATATTTTATTCTAATAGTATATTATATTAATGTCTAATGATGATACTAAACAAAAACTGATTGATTGGTATAAGAAAATACCTAAGAAGTATTTGCTAAAAACCCATAATCCTCATTACGACAAGCATCGCATTAAATTGCCTTTCCGTATGATAATCGCTGGAAATTCTGGTTCAGGAAAAACCCAGACGCTATTGAACTTGATTTACAATATGCCTGATACTTTTGAGAATATCTATATAACAACCAAAAACAAAGACGAACCATTATATAACTATTTAGAGGATAAATTAAAAGAAGATGGACTTAAAATTACTGAAGGTTTAGAAAACTTACCTGACTTAGACCAAATGGATAAGGAACAAAATACCTTAATTATACTTGATGACTTAGTAAATGAACCTGCTAAACAACAGAGACCAATTGCCGACTATTTCATTAGAGCAAGAAAGAAGAATTGTTCGCTTGTATATATTAGTCAATCCTTTTATCAAGTCCCAAAATTGATTAGAGACAATATTACTTATCTTATCATTAAACAAGTATCCAGTATGAAAAACTTGACTATGATTGCGAGGGAATGTTCGCTTGGTATTGATAAGAAAATGTTGAAGAAGATATACGATGATGCTACGCAATCCAAACAAGACTTCTTATTGATTGACTTGGAAGGAGATAAGGAAGAGCGATTTAGAAAGAATTTCAACTCGGTTTATGAGATAGACGATATAATGTAAGAATATTGATTTGTAAGAATATTGATTTAAAGACAACATTTTATATATAATTATAATGGGATTTATATACAAAATAACCGACAATACTAATAATGCTATTTATATTGGTTCTACAAAACAAGCATTAAAATTGAGACTACAAAATCATATAAGGCATTACCGAAAATATATCAAAGATGGTAATTATAGTTATTGTATATCTTATGATATAATTAAAAACAACGACTACAAAATTGAACTCATAGAAGAAACAGATGACTTACAAATTAGAGAGCAATATTGGATAGATAATACAGAATGTATTAACAAATATAACGCTAAAACTGATAATAAAGAATATAAGCAAAAATGGTATGAAAATAATAAAGAAAGATTACTCTTTAAAAGCAAAGTATATACCGAACAAAATAAAGAGAAGATAAAGGAATATCAAAAGCAGTATAAGCAAGAGAATAAAGAGAAACAAAGGATTTATATGAAAGAGTATAGAGCGAAAAAGAAGATTGAAGACGCTTTTTCTTAAACCAAAGGTAGCGTTGCTTAAAACATATGATTTTGAGGTTTTGCTATACTTTTTCAAAAGTATAAAAAGTTTAGAAATGTTATAGTTTTCGTAAATATACATTAATTTTTGCTATACTTTTTTTAAAAGTATATTTTTATCTAAACCTATATTATAATGTCGTATATAATACCTCCAAGATTAAGGAACAGCGATTATACTAAGGGTATGATTACCCAAGATGAATACCTAAGAATTGCTATTGCTAATGATGCTAATATTTCAGCAGCGAGAAAGGCAGTTAAGAAAGGCGAAGTTATACAACCAACATCAGTTCAAGATGCTACACCAGACCAACTTTTAGCAGATATGGGGAAACAAGAAAGCGACGCAAGAAGCAACCTTATTAGATTAGGATTTAGAGACCTTGAGGCGCAACAAATTACCGCCAACTTAATAAATGAACCTGATGTTTTAAGAATGTTTAATGTAAGTTTCCCTGCTATTGAAACAGATATTAAGAAACGATTTAACCCAAGATTGATTACTCCAACCTTTTTCTTAGAATACTTACGAGAATATAACGAAAATCTTAATGCTTCAAGAGGATTAGACGCTAATTCATCAGGGGCGGTTAAACAAGGTATTAACGCTTTGATTAATAATGTAGCAGAATTGAGAGCAATTATTCCTGACCCTGCTATTATTGAATATATTAGACAGAGAGCAGAAACTCAAGGTTACATAGGTCAAGAAGCGCTTAATAAATTAGCAGAGTTAAGAGATATTGTTTTAGGACAACAACAATTAGCAGCAATCGGCGCTTTACCTCCAGTTAATCAATTTCAACTAATACAAGAAATTCTGGATAAGTTAAGAAATATACCTACAAGAGGAGAAGTAGATAATATAGCAAGAATATTACAAGAAAGTTCTAATATTGAACGCAGAGACATTATACAGAAGATTAATGATTTAGCAGCATCAGTTCCAAGTAGAGCAGAATTACAACAATTATCAGCAGCGTATAGACAAGCAGGCGTCCCTCCTGCTCCAAGATTGGTTAGACAAGTAACCGCTTTAGAAGAAGTCCAAGGGGTCTTAGCGAAGCAAAAGGGGGAAGATATTCCCTACTTGGAAGATATTCCCTACTTAGAAGAAGACTTAGAAACTTCAACGCAAAGAACGGCGAGATTGAGACAAGAAAGAGATAGAAAAGCAGCAGAAACAGTAGTAGCAACAGGCGGAGACCCAAGAAGATTAACACCAGACCAACAAACAATTTATGCCCAACTTACAGGAGTAGTTAGAATACCTCCTACTTTATCTCAAATTAGCGATATAACTGGAACTACTACTGAAAGTTTAGGTTCATCAGTCGGTGTTCCAACTGCTACTTTAACTCAAATCAAAGCAACTTTTAAAGCGAACCCTGATTTAATAGATAGATTAGTAGCAATTTCAAATGTAGGTAAGTATGAAGTAGGAGATAAAGTTAATTATAATGACTTAGCAAAAACCCCTCCAGCAAATACTCCAAAACAACGCAAGATATTTATTGACGATACTAATTTAGCAGACATATTTAGAGCGAAGTTTGGTAGAGGTATTGGTTCTACTTTTGGGAAAAGTAGAGCAAAAAAAGCGGAATTAAACGGCGCAGGGGTTTATAAAATGGGACAACAAGTCGCTAATAAAGTAATGAGAACTATTGGAGGTAGTATGAGACCTGAACCAAGACTTATGAACCCTGCCCTAAGCAACGCTGCCTTCGGTCTAAGCAACGCTGCCTTCGGTTCAATGAAACCTCCTCCATTAAAGCGTATTAAACTCGGTAAAGGTATTTCAGTCCAAGAACAACCTACATATAAAGAGTTTGGTAAATACGCAATCCATATGCCTCAATTGGAAGAACAAGATATATTGAATGTTAAATACAAGTCATTAGGCGGAATACCAAAGTTTAAACCTTTTCCTGTAAGCGATATATTCAGGGATTTTCTGTTAGATGTATTAGATGGTAAAAGACCAAGTGAAAGAGTATATTTACAGATAGAACCTAACGAAAGAAAATCATTTGAAGATATTTCTATTGGTGCTGGTGTATGGTCTTCTCTTGGACTAAAAAGAACAACTACTAATGATGACGAAGAAGATAGAAAACGATTTGAAGTTCTAAAAGGCATCTATACTGCTGGTAATAATAGTCCGCAAGTTTCTCAGGAGTTAAGGCGCTTGATAGTAAAGTTCATTAATGAAGGAAAAATGAAAAGACAACAAGGTCTAAATCTGCTTATGGAATTAAGTATTTAATATACCTTTAAAAAAGGTATAACCAAAGTTTAGAAACAATTAAATAATAAGTTTTTGCTATACTTTTTTTAAAAGTATATATATATAATAATGAGAACGCTTATCTTGAATAGTAGCAATATTGTCGCAGGAACTAATAACTCGGTTTTAGAATATGAGTTCGTAGGCGGTAATGTTAATTTAGTAAAAGGTCAAAAAGTAGCATTAGCATCTATACAAATGTATTACTCAACATTTAATATAACCTCTGCTTATGGTAATAATGTATTTAACTATGTATGGGTTGATGGAACTACTCATCAAGTATTATTTCCTGACGGATTTTACGATATAATCGCAATCAATAACTACCTTCATTTTATTATGCTTCAAAACAGACATTACCTAATTGATAATGATACAGGAGAATTTGTATGGTTTATTACCTTTAGTCCTAATCCTCAGCGCTACGCTATTGAAGTCAATTGTTTCCCTATGTCTGCTACTTCTTATGTAATTGGAGTTGGAGCAGGTCAATATACTTTACCAGCAGGAGCAACTTGGGTAGTTCCAACCGCAAATATAGTCCCTGAACTCCAAGTTTTAGCAAATAACTTTAGGCAAGTTATAGGTTTTGAAGCAGGATTGTATCCTAATGCCTCAATAGCAGGTGTCCCTCCAGCGCAAATTCAAACTCCAACTTATACAACCCCTCAAACATTCTTATCTTCATTTACTCCTCAAATTACTCCATTTAGCAGTTTCTTAGTCAATTGTAATTTAGTCAATAACAACTACGCTGTTCCTAACTCCCTTATCTTCTCCTTCAGTCCTCAAGGTATATTTGGCGAACAATTTACGATTGCTCCAAACGAGTATGTATTTATTGATGTTTTACCAGCGCAATACAATAGATTTAGGATATTATTTACAGACCAAAACAACCTACCTATTTCCTTCCAAGACCCAAATATGATTATACAGATACTTATTAGTGACCCAGCAGACAATACTAATCAACTTCAACTACGATAATTTAGCAAACTTTTTTCTAAAACTATATATATGTATATTCATCGCTTACGAAAGACAACTATGGGTAATGGAGGTTCTATGACAAAACGCCATATACTTAAAAATGTAGTCGCTGCTCCTCGTATGAGTAGAATGATGGGTTCAGGAATTAGACCTGAAGTTTATACTATGGAAGCATCAAGACCTACTCAAGTATTAAGCAATGTAAGAGTATCAAAAAGTAGAATGCCGAAAAAGTATATTACCTTTGATTAAATCCATCTTTGGAAAGATGGAGGCAAACCTTTAATTTAGGAATTTTGCTAAACTTTTTTTAAATCCATCTTTGGAAAGATGGAGGCAAACCTTTAATTTAGGAATTTTGCTAAACTTTTTTTAAAAGTTTATAAATTTAGGAATTATTTTGCTAAACTTTTTTTAAAAGTTTAGAAGTTAGTTATAAATATTTTTATCTCTACAATATTTATAAATGGATAGTATTGTCTTTGAAGAGAGCGTTAATAGCGAGATTTCCTCAAGTGAATTTGTTGATAAGCAATGGTTATATGTCAATGACAATAACAACGGAAGTTATAGTTCCCAAATTGTTTTAGATACAACCCCTCTTTCCAATTCAGGTCAGTATATTAATTGGAGCGAATCATTCCTGCTTATGCCTCTCGTCTTACAGATTGAAAGCGCCGTTGCCGTTTTAGACGCTAATAATAACTTTGATTATTTAGGCGCTTTGAAGAGTGGTTATTGGAATATGCTTCATTCCCTTACTTGCGAATTTAACAACGGAAACATTATTCAGCAAGTCCCTTTTTTAAATGTTTTCTGTTCTTTTAAGAACCTTACCTCTTGGTCTAAAGATGACCTTACCAACTGGTCTTCTGTTACTGGTTTCCGTCCTGACAGTGCTATGTCTTGGTGTTATTCTAATGCTGCCCCTATTGCTCTTGGTCTTGTAGTCCAAACTGGCGGAACTGGTTTAGCAAACAACAGAGATAGTCCTTATGTCTCTATTAGTATCGTTGCTCGTTCTACCTTTACTGGAACTCCTGTTGCTTCTCCTCTACCTGACCCTTATACTCCTGCTGGAACAATTGCTTCTACTGCTGTTGCTTATAACCAACTTACCCAAGCAACTCTCGCCTCTAATGATGTTAGAGCATTCTGGAATGAAGGATTATTTGAACGCCAACTTGACCTCAATTATGACCCTACCTTGTCTGCTGCTGGTGCTGGTGCTTTTAGTTCTAACAAGGGCGCTCTAATGACGGCAGATAACGCTACATCTGTATTTAGAAGTTTCGTTAATAAGTTGGCGAATACTCGTTGGTATTGTATTGATGCTATTGTCCGCTTGAAAGATGTAGCAGATTTCTTCCAAAAATGCCCTATGCTTAAGGGTTCAACTATGCGTATCTATATTAATACTAACCAAGTTTATTATACTCTTGGTCTTGTTGGAGGTCGTTTTGCTGCCGCTACTGGAATTCAAAATGAATATGGTGCTATGGCGCTTACATCTGCTCCTGTTATTCTTGGTGGAGGTGGAACTAACCCTACAATCTTCCCTTCAGTTGATTTAGGACAAGGTTCTAACTTGCTTGTTCCTCTTACGAGCGACGCTGGTGCTGCTAATACTGCTGCTGTTTCGGTTGGTCTTTCTATTGTTAGAACTCAGTTTTCCCAACTTACTACTCGCTCTTGTCCTATTACTTCTTGTAGATTGTATGCCCCTGCGTATACTATGAACCCAATTGCGGAACAAAGGTATTTATCCCTTACCCCAACTAAGAAAGTTGTATATAATGATATTTTCCAATTCTCCTTCCCTAATCAAGCAGGAGCAGGAGCAAACTTTAACATCTTGGTTACAAATGGTATTCCTAATATCCGCTCCGTCCTTGTTATTCCTTTGCTTCCAAGAGCATCTAACGGAGTTTCTGCTGGTTCAGTCATCGCTAATACCCAAACTTCTTCTTCTCTATTGTCTCCTTTCTGTTCTACTCCTGCTTCTCCTGACCCTATTTCTATTGAAAACTTCCAAATTCAAGTAAGCGGCAGAAATTTATTTATCAATCAACTTCAATACGATTTTGAGACCTATTACGAGCAACTTGTTTGTTCTAACCAATTGAACGGCAGTCTAACAACTTCTCTATCTTCAGGTCTAATTTCTAAACGAGACTTCCAATCTTTATATAGATACTACTACGGCAACTGCTCCAGAGGTCTTCCAAGTGAAGAGGGTGTATCTAAGGCAATCCAAATCTTAGGTCAAATTAGGTCTCCTGTTAATGTTGATTTAATGGTTTTCGTAGAATTTGAACGCGAGGTCACTATAGATGTCCGCACTGGGGCAAGGATAGCATAAAAAAAATATCAATTACAATTAAAACAAAAAACCTCAAGAGATAAAGAAGTTGTAGAAAAATGGTTAGAAGACATTAAGCAACAATTCTCTCAAAAGGTATAATTTTGAGTAAATTATAAATATTTTTATCTTTGTAATATTTATAATGAAGACTATGAAAATGGTAGAACATCGTATAAAGGCAAGTCCAGCGCAGATTAAGAAAATGATTACTGGAGGCGCTGTTACGCTAAAACCTGAAAACTTTGACCCTTCATCTCGTCGTATGATTGTAGTTATGCCTAATACATCAAGGCGTATTGCTACTGCTATGAGAAAAGGTAAAGGAGTTAGAATTATGTTGAAACCTGATGAAGATGTTATGGAAGATGGTATAGAAGGCGGTAAAATATCCTTGAAGTCAATTGGTAGAACATTAAAGAAAACCTTTACTGGAAGAAAGGCGATGAATACTTATAAGGAAATTGGTAAAGAAGTATTACCTATTGCGAAAGGTATTGCTGATGCTGGTATTGATGCTGGTTCTATGGCGTTGGCGACTTATATGGGTAATCCTGCTTTAGCGCCTGTTATTGCTGGAACTGCTAAAGTTGGAGTTGATAGAGGTTATAAAGCGCTTGGAAAAAAAGTTGGATTAGACCCTAATGCCCCTGTTCCTCAATTTGATAGCCCTGAAAGCGTCCAACGATACGCTATGGAAAGAGCAGAAGCAAATATTAGACAGCGAACAAAAGGCAGAGTTAGAGATGCTGGTCTTGCTGCCTTATCAGGAGACTATGCTACCGCTCAGCAATTAGGAACTGACTACTTAATTGATAAGAAACTTGGAGGCGTAGAAAAGAAAATCGCTAAGAAGGCGCAACAAGGTCAATATTCATCAGTTCAAGATTTAGCAACTGATTATGCTGCCGAGAAACTTGCTGCTTCTATAGAACAAGAACCATCAGGACAAGATGAAATACAAGCATTAATGTCAGGTAGAGGTATTAGAGTTCGTAAATCAAGAGGTGGTCTTAAAATTGGTGGAGCATCTGCTTACTTAACTTCTGCTTACGAACAAGGATTAAAAAATGCTATGAGAGGAGGCGCTATTACTGGAATGAGAAGCGTTGGATTTGATATGAGAGGGGTTACTTCTACATCTGCCCCAGCAGGAGGTATTACTCAACTTGGAAGTCCATACCAACGCCTACAATCTCCAAGTATGTCTCCTTTTATTGCCGCTTCCCCTCAACTTGCTAATAAACCGATAACTTCAGTCGCTACGCTTTCTGGAGGTTCTTTTATGCCTGCTGGTAGATATGGAAACGGATTTGTTCCTGCTGGATAAGACCTTCCTTTAGCAATAAGTTTTTTGATATACTTTTTTTAAAAGTATAATATATAAATGTCTATAAATCCTAACAGAGTTGATGAATTATACTTACAGCGACTAATTGATGACTTACAAGCAGACCATAATAATCTATTTAATTCCCTGAAAAACAATGCTACAGAAAAAGAACGCTTAAAATTAGCAGACAAGAAGGTAGATAAGCATACGAAATTATTGGGAGAATTGATGAATAAGGCGCTTACATTAAAAACTCTATTATCTACTATAAAGAAAAAGTAATAAAGATATTACAATATTATTTATAATGAGAAATCTTAGAGGAGAAGTATATAGCAACGATGATGAAACCTATTGGTTTTATTATGTATCAACTATGATAGTATGTTATTATATATTATATATTTGTAATAAAAAGCATATAAAGATAATATAAGTATCTAATATATAATGAGTAGAAACAGAGAATTAGATGCTGCCTATGAAGAGATGGGAAGAGTTAATGAAAACAAGTATAAACCTATTATCCAAGCGACCTATGGTAAAGTTATGAAAGCAAATTTCAAATACTCAAGAATAGACTTCTACGGAGAAACTTATATGCTTGAATTAAAGAGTAGAGATATGAGTTCAACTGAATTCAACGAAACTATGATTGGTTACAATAAAGTAGAAGAAGGATTTAAAACATTAGACCATTATAAACATCATCTACCTAATTATAAAGTATATTTTGCGTTTGGATTTACCGATGGTTTATTCATTTGGGAACTTAATAGAGAAAACTATGATGCTAATGGAGGGAATAATGGAAAGCGTATTGGAGGAACTTCTAATAGAGGTTGGGATAATTTTAAAGACCATTACTATATTGATTGTAAAAATCTTATTAAAATTAGTGATAATGGTTGTTGGGTTCATCCTAAGGTTAGAGAAAATACATTAAATAGAAAGAGGAAATCATCTATAAGGCGAACGCCGAGCGTTATACCTGATGGTGTTTGTTTCTTAAAACTGCTTAAAAAATAAAGTTATATTATATAAAAATTATTGTTTATATAATATAGATGCTTACTAACTTTGATTTAGAAGATATGGCGGAAAAAATGAAACTTGATTTAATAGGAGTATTCAGTAAAGATATGTTGCCTAAGGAAAGAGTTGCTGGTTCTTATATTATTAACTTACAAGATTACGATGATGGCGATGGAACTCATTGGACTACATTTAAAATATTTGATAATGGTAAATGTTGCTATTTTGACCCATTCGGTATGTTTATGCCCCCTGATGTTAATTCTTTCCTAATGAAGTTTAAACCTGTTGCTGTCAATAACCGAATTATTCAAGATATTAAGAGCGACAAATGCGGATACTTCTGTATTGCCTTTATAAAATATTTTGATGATTTTGATACTAAGAAGAATGATGTATTTGAGGCGTTTGATGATTTTCTTAATTGTTTCTCTAATAAAGCAAAAGCGAATGATAAAGTAGTATTTGAATTGTTAGATAAATAATATAAAGATAATCTATTATTAATATATAATGGAAGAAACTAAAAAAACAACTTATACTCCTGCTGTTAAGAAAGCGATAGATAAGTATAGACATAAGAATATTGAAAAGTTTAATGAGAAACAAAGAGAATACTATAGCGAATACAAACAAGATGAAGAATGGCGTAAGAACTTTAATGACCGATGTAAAGTTAATAACCAAAAGTATAGACTTAAGAAGAAGGAAAGTTTAGGAGGCGATGTTAAACCAAGAGGGCGACCAAGAAAAGTTATACCTCCTTTAATCGTTGCTGATATTGCCTCAGCGCTTTAAATTATATTTGCGCAAAATATATTTTAAAAAAAAAAACAATTGAAAAAAAACAATTTAAAAACAAAATATCTAATATATATAAATGGAAAAACGAAAATCCATAGATTTAAAGTCTCCAACTATTATAATGAGTGATTATCAAAAGGCGAAACAACATTATAAACTTACAGGTAAGTCATTAGAGGACGCTGCTAAGAAGATGAAGTGGAACACTTACGAGAAGCAAGGTAAGAAATATGTTAAAATACCCCCAACCAGTAAAGAATTTAGAGACAAGTTTGAGAACTTTATAATTAAAAAGTGGAAGACTGATACTCAAGAGTATATTGGAACTTATAGTATGAGTTATAAAGTTTATGATACTAAAAAAAGAAAGCAAGTAGATAGAATTACAAAGATTACTGCTATTGGAACTAAAAAGAGTGTTCTTGCTAATGCTGTTAGAACTTACGAAGCAAGAGTTCAACGCTATATGGAAGACTACCCTGAAAATGATAGTTATGCGTTTAACCCTGATGCTGATAGTTTAATACCTGTTAAAAGTGGCGATGGTATTAGAGTTGAAGAACAGCGAGTAGAAAGTTCTGTTAGAGGAGGTCAAAGAATAATTGGTATGAAAGGCAATAAGCGTCATATGCGTATGAAAGATGCGTTTAGTTTCTTTAAGTTCTCTAAGGATACTGATTACGAATGGGACTTAAAGCAAGGAACTTGCGTATTTGATTATCTATATCATCGCTTTAAAGATACTGAAGGTTGTAGTAAGTTCTTTAATGGAACTAAGACTAAACCGAGAACAAGAGAAGAAGTTTATAGAGACTTGAATATTATTCTTGGTAGAGATGATGGTTCTATTGGAGTTGTCAATCCTCTTACTGATGGTGTATCTGTCAATATGCTTGAAAACTTCTGCGAAGAGTTTGGTATTAATATGTATGCGTATGATAAAGATGATAGTTGTATTCAAGTATATAAAGTTAAAAACCCTAAGAAGAAAGGCAACAACTTATACTTCTATGTTTATGACGGACATTTCTACCCTGAAGAAGATGTCAGTAATCAAAAGAGTATGAGTGCTAAGAACGCTGACAATAAAGGTATGGGAGTTAGTTATAAATCTAATGAAATAGAAGACCCTACCTTCTCTAAAGAAGCAGTAAAAAAGATTGTTATTGCTCCTACTGAAGAAGAGTTTGAAGCAATCAAAGAAACTACTGCTGATTATCTTAGCGTTCAAAATAAGTGGGCGCTTCAGTATATCAAAAATAATAATGCTGAAATACCATTTCCTATCAACAATCGTAATATTCAAATAGAAGAAGCAACTATTCAAAAGTTAGAGTATGAAGATAAGATTGTAATGACAAGACCTATTAACCCTTATGTAAAAAAGTTTTATGATTACTGGACTACTAATGGATTTCAAGGCGAAAGTCCTGCGAATGTTATGCGTTATATTTGGGAGAATAGATATGGATTTCAATTAGGCAAAGCGCCATTCAATTCTAATATTGGTTTGCTTAATGACTTACTTGCTGATAATGTTAAGTGGAGAACTCATCTTGGAAGAACTACTGATAAATATTCCCCTGAGGAAATAAGAAATATGTTGCGTAATGGTAAAGCAAAAGTGTTTGATATATCTAAGTGTTATAGTGATTGTATATATAACCAACGAGAACCTTTTATAGTATTCAAGGGTAAAGAAAGAATAGAAAAGTATGACGGCGAACCTTTGACATTAGGATTATACTTTGTAGAAACCGACGATATGACTTTGTTTCATCAGTCTAACTGGTATAGTAGAAAGATTATAGAACTTGCTGAAAAGGAAGGTATTGACTTCAAGATAGTAAGACAACTACGATGCGTAGATGAAGAATGGAACTGGTCTAAGGAAATACCTGCTGAAAATGAAGAAGATGAACCAAGAATTATTACTCTAAGTAATGATAAACTATTTAAGGACTGGTGCGATGAAGTTATAGAAATGACTATATTTGACGAAGACCCTACTTTATGTAAGATTGTAATGAACTCTCTAACTGGATACTTGGCGAGAACTATGGATAGAAAAAAAGAGGTTAGTTTGTTTAAGAACCTTGATGAACTTTGGTATGACTTTGTATTGCCTGATGCTGAAGAAAATCCAAGTATGAATATGTATATGAATACTATTATTGATGGCGAAGATAAGATATACTTGTATGGTGATGAAAAAGTATCTAAGCATCTATCAAGTGGATTACCTATGTATATCCAAATCTTAGACTGGAGTAATATGGCGTTGTATCAACTTGGTAAAGATGTTGGAGGTGAAATAGTCTATAGAAAAACTGATTGTCTTATTTCGGTTGGGGGTGAAATGCCTGAAGATTATAATGCCTATTACGAATACTATACTGATAGTTTTGGAAAGTATAGATATGAAGATACAGAAAAAGCATTACATTTCAATCTTGAACTTGCTATGAATAATAATAGAAAAGTAGAAACTCCTGAATTAGAAAACGACTGGAAAGACTGGGACTATAACGATAGTGGCGACTGGAAGTTTATTTTAGAGACTGCTATTAAAGAAGGAGGTATGCTTATATCAGGCAGAGCAGGAACAGGTAAGACTTATATTATTCATAAAGGAATTGAAGAAGGACTATTACCTGAAGAAGATGAGACGAGAATGGCGCCGACTAACAGAGCGGCAAGAAACATTAAAGGCAAGACAATCCATTACAATATGAAGATGAATAAGAATGGTAATACAAATAATAAATCGTTGATACATCTTGCGAAGTATAATGCGTATATTATTGATGAGATTTCTATGCTTACTGCTGAACTATGGGGTAAGTTGTTATTATTAAAAAAGAAAAATCCTACTGCTACTTTCATATTACTTGGAGACCATCGTCAGTGTCCTCCTATTGAAAGCGGTAAAGAGATAGACTACTTCAATCACCCTTACGCTAAGAAACTTGTTAATTATAACCGATGCGAACTTACTAAACCTCAGCGATACGATATGAAACTATGGAACTTCTTAGAAAAGTTTTATAACTATGGAGTTGATGATGAGAGCATCTGTAAAAAAAAACTAACTATTGAGAATATCTTGTATAGAAAGAATATTGTATTTACTCATAAGACAAGAAAGATGATTAATAATAGATGTATGGAATATGTCTCAAAAGATAAGACAGCAAAGATAGTATTAAAAGTTCCTGAGAAATGTAGTAATAAATATGCGGACGATGTTATATTATATGTTGGTCTTCCTGTAATGGCGAAAGTCAATTGTAGAGATGATAATGTAATTAACAGCGACGAGTTTGTAATTAAAGAACTGCGACCTAATGAAAGCATTATTGTATTGGAAAGAGACGAGAATAAAGAAGATTTGTTAGAGGTTGAATTTAAAGAGTTCCATAACAACTTTGTAGCGAATTATGCTGCGACTACTCATTCAAGTCAGGGTGTTACTATTGTTGGAGGATTGAATATATGGGATTGGTTTATGATGATTGATAATCCTAAGGTTGGTTATACTGCTGTATCAAGAGCGAAGAAGTGCGATGACATATGGATTGCGACTGGAGTTAAATAGTAGATAGATTTTGTTATATATTTTGTAATCTAATTAAGTAATAATTTTTGGGCGATGTCCCTTTTTTCGCTGATGGTGATATATATGATATGCCCTATTATATGTATCAGTGCCTTGGG